GAAGCAAGAATGTCAAAGCTGGCACTCGCCCCGTTTACCGCAGGGTCATACACACTGCTGGTCAGGAATGGGCCAAATGCTGTTACGGCTGATTGTCCATAAGGAGTGACTGTGCGACCATTGGAGGAATTATCAACAAACCTGTTTGATTGGCATGTTAGCAAATCTGTATTTGAATCTGAAACAAACGGCGCAGTGCTTGGAGTAAAATTAGAGGTGTATCTAGCAACGTCAGAAAACCGCACGTTAGATATATACCCGTCAAAAAGTCTACTTCCGCTTGTATAATTTCGGGCTGTACCAATATACTCTGCTGCGCCAGTAGTTTGAGAACTTGATAAAGTCGTGGAACTAGCAGTGCCATTTAAATAGCACTTTATTACTCCGCTACTTCTAACCAAAGCAATATGGTTCCACTGAAACGTTGCTGCTGATAGGTCTCCAAAAGAGACACTTGTTTGGCCCGATGTATCGTTATTTCCAAAAAGATAAGAGGTAGTGTTGCCAAATCTAAAAACAGCAACTGCGCCACCACTATTTGCTAAAAGAACAGGGTTACCGCCCCCCGCTATCATATATATCCAAGCCTCATAGGTAAAATCACCTGTGCCAAAATCCCCAGAACTAGGCGCTCGTAAATAACCAGTTTCACCTAAGATTGTATTGGTGTTTAAACTTACAGCCCACTCACCATCAGGTCTAGCAAATGGCCCAAACGATCCTTGGGTTACATTCCCGTTGGCTGTGATTGTGTGGTTGCTGTAAGAGCCATCATCAAACACATTGTTCACACCATCGTTGCTGCCGTCAAAATGAGACAGAAAACTAACGAGATTAAACTGGTCATCTGGAGGACCACCCCCTGCTGCTGCTGCTGCTCCCATTAAAGTTTTATCAAAAGAATTAGCCAAGAGCTGCTCCTCCTAAGAATCCATAGTAGGTTGTCCCTCCGTCTCTAGTAAGGAAACCATAAGCATTTACCTCAGAGGCTCCTGGAGCATCAGGGGCAGTTGCCGCCGCCCAGTCTACCGAGCTAGGCCAAGTAACTGTTTTAGCACTACTTGGTTGAGTTACTACCAGAGTAAAACTGTAAGCTGTACCACTAGCGGGAGGGTTGCTAAAAACAAACGTTGTGTTCTGATCCAGAGTTACCGAGAAAGAAGTTGCTACAGACAAGTCTAGTGTTACTGTTGCCCCTGCTGTAGCTGCAGAGTAGGTTTCTAAGTAAGCTTTTGGTTTAATGTTAGTAGACTGAATAGTGTCATCTAACCCTGCTGTAGAAAGTAGAGCACCTACTGCTGCGTTATTTCTTGTTGCTGTCATTTACCTTCTCCTTAAGGTTGAGAAGGCCACTCTATAGTAGAGGGGAATCCTTCTTGGGATGGGACGTCTCTTAGCGCCTGTCTGTAGGTAGTCCAAGCGTCCGTAATACGGTCTGCTAGGGCCATGCTATCAGAGTTGGCTAGTAGCTCGTCTCGCTGTGTCCTTGCCTGTTCTGCTAACTTAGGTGTCATGTCAGGCTGTGTTTCTTGAAAGTCAGGCCAGTCGGCTACGTCTGCATCGTCTTCAAACACTGCGCCGTCACCTGTTGTTTTATTGTAAAATATTTTAGTCATTAGATTGACCCCTCAGTTACTAGAATACTTGTGGCAGATAACGCCACTCCAATTTTATTATTTGAACCGCTAACTAACGTAGCAGAATCCGATGGTAGCCCGTAATCAAAGCCACTAATTAACCCCGACTGACTTGTGTTAATACCACCTGTGACGGTAACTTTTCCTGTCGCACCGTCGGAAATATTTTCTTTTGCAAACCCTGCGAATTTAGGGGAAACCGTTTTAATGCTAATACACTCACCTTGTGTATCAGTAGCCACAACAGATTGATTGTTATCATCGTATACCGTCTGTGGTCCTGTGGTTGACGTATCAAATACTCTATCCCTATAAACCTTTGTTCCGCTTACTTTAATTACCTCAAGGTTACTACTATAACCAAGTACAATAGTACTATTTGTTGAATTATAGACTGCTGTCGGATTACCTATGTTAGCTCCAAACTCAGTTGGGTCACTAGCAAAAGATATTGAAGTGCCACTTACTGTTCCAACAATCGCTTTTGTTAAATTTGAATTTCCGTGGTCAGAAAACACCAAAACTACTTTGTTGGTAGATGGGTCAAAGACAGGTTGAAGGTCTCCACTTTGACAATCATAACCAGTATCAACAGCCGAGCCAAACGAAACTGAGGAACCGCTAACTGTCCCGACTTTAGCATATAAAGTCGTATCACCGTTTATCACGTAAAAAACGACAACTCTATCAGCATTGCTGTCGTAACAAACTCCATATCTGTGTCCAGTTCCTGTAGATGCGGTTGCACCACTAACGTCTACAAGCGACCCAAACGAAACAGAAGTTCCAGAAATGGTAAAGATACGTGCCCATATATAATAATTTCCAGCATACGCCGCTTCTTGCCGTGCAATCATAATAACTTTATTGTCACCAGCGTTTGATACTGAAATGTATTTGTCTCCTCCAGTGCCAGCTTCTGTTACAACATCAGTTCCAAAGCTAACTGAAGTGCCAGATATCGTTGCAACCCGTGCGCGTATTCTTTGACCACTTTGTTGCTCATAAATAATTAAATGCTTGCCGCTGGCTGAATCATAAACAACCCTCTGACGGGTTTGGGGAATGTCAGAATTGTTAATTGTAGCTGCAGTTCCAAAACTAAATGTTTCGCCCGAAACACCTCCAACAATAGCGAAGTTTGCATTGCTTTGGTAATATACCATTAAAAACTTATTTTGAGCCGTGTCGTATGATGGCTGAACAAAATTTACACTACCTGTATAGGTTGGTTTTTGAACAGCCGATTTTATAACAACCGCTGTGCTAATAGTACCGTCAGAATTAATGCCAACAGGTTGACCCGCTGTAATCGCACCCGTTGCAGTGAATGTCTGTTCGCCACCGCCGCCAGAATCTGCCCATTGCGCTACACCCGCGCTGGCGTACCCTAACACTTGACCCGTTGCGCCTCCTGCTGGAATGTGATTGTTACCAGCACCTGTTGGGTGGGTGTAAGCAAACTGGTCTGTATCAGAGCCGAGGTTTGCCATGTCAACTGCTTTAGTCATTGTTTATTTCCTTTTTATTCAGGTTTCGTAGGCCAAGTTATGTTTTCAGGAAAACCAGATTGACTAGGAACATCACGCAGTGCTTGCCTGTACGTGCGCCAAGCATCAGACACATGGTCAGGCCAAACGTGGCTGTCCGACAACGCAAGTAGATGATTGCGATAGTCCCTAGCAGGGCCGTGTGCGTTTAAATTATCGAGCGTAGCTGATAGTTGTTCTGCGTCTAAAATCATTAGATAAACTCCACAAATGTTACATAACCGCCGTTTCCTTTTGAAGCATACCCACCAAAATTTGTACCTCTTGAACCGCCAGCGCCTTGGTAGTTTCGAACGTCACTACTTAATTTAGCATGATCTGCTATCGTAAAACTAACGGAACCAAAATTAACTAAAGTTTGAGGGCCAGCGCCATTACCCACATTAGAGAATTGATAATTAGTACCAACAACACCCGCTAAATAAGTTTCAGATGTACTGTTAGAAAAAGCGTAAGTATTGCTATCTCTTGCGGTTGCCGCTGCACCAACCGCAGTTGAACTTGCATTATTGCCGCCAGTGCCGCCGCCAAATCTGTTGCTGGCATTTCCACCATTTCCAGCCCGTGTCGCTGCACCACCGCCGCCGCCAGGATATTGGTCACTAACACGGGCTGCGCCGCTCCCACCCGTAAAGTTGACAGTACCGCCTGTTGCTGTTCCACCAGCCCTACCAGCAGTATTATTAGCGTTCCCAGAACTGTAGGCACTGTCAGGGCCGCGAGTACAAGTCATCCCCGCTACAGTAGTTGTTTTATCGAAGCTTGAATTTGGCTCTTCATCACCACCCGCGCAAATTTCATAAGCGTAACTTGCGGCAGGACTAGCTATAAACTTCTCGGCGTATGACTGACCACCGCCACCGCCGCTAGTATATTCAATGACGTTGTAGGTCGCCGCTGAACCAGCCGTGGAACTACCCACACAGATTAGCATAGATGAACCAAGGATAGGCGTGTATGTTCCAGTTAATCTTGTACCATTGTCAGTTTGTTCGTTGTAAATAGTTGTTGCTTTATGAACAACCATATCCCTTGTTATGCCAACGCTAGACCAATTTGTTCCAGCCGTGCCGCACGATATAATTCCACTGGCTCCTGCCGCTAAGATAATACTTGCGTTAAGACCGTCGATTGTTTGTGTGCCATTTGGTTTAATATACATTGGATAAGCAGTTTCATTGCTGAACACATAAAACAAACCAGTTGCCGCCGCTGGCAAAGAAATAATTTTTTCGTTGGTCGCAGTCACACGAATAAGGTTGCCGTTTTGTGCAGTGGTTAAAGTTGTGCTGGCAGTTATTGTAACCGTGTTTGCCGCAAACGCGCCGCTAGCATCAGCCCACTCATAAGCTGTAGCTCCTGAGTTAACTTTAAGAACTTGCCCTGCTGAACCAATACTTGTAGGTACATCGGCAGCATAGTCAGCCATTTTTCTT